CGGGAACGTGTTGGCGTACGAGTGCGTGATGTTCAACCCGGAGCACCTGAGTCCGGGCGAGACGGCTTACGGGATCGTGGTGGCGCAGAACGAGAAGCAGGCGCGGATCGTCAGGGACTACACGGAGGCGAAGTTCGGGATTCTTGCGGGGCGTGGGTGGAAGGTGTTCGAGGATCTCCCCGCGCAGAGCAAGGCGGTGACGGCTGAGGAGATTCGGCTGGCGAATCGGGTCGTGGTCAAGTGCATGCCGTGCAAGAAGGTGGCGGTGCGTGGGCTGACGACGATTGCGATTGTGCTGGACGAGATCGGTCACTGGCAGTTGGAGGAGGGGGCGTACAACGCGGACGTGGAGATTCTGCGGGCGGTGCGGCCGACCAGGGCGACGATGAAGTCCCGGGGGTACAAGGTGCCTCTGTTGAAGACCTCGACGCCGTACGATGAGATTGGGGTGTTCTATGACGATTACAAGCGGCGGTTTCAGACGCGGCAGCTCGTGATGCATGAGGTGCCGACGCGGTATCTGAATCCTTCGGTGAGTCTGGAGTTTCTGGAGGAGGAGCGGATCGCGGACCCGGAGTCGTATCCGCGGGAGTACGAGGCGAAGTGGCACACCGGGGCGCAGTCCAAGAAGTTCACGCGGGCGATGGTGGAGGCGTGTACGGAGCGCGGGCGTGACCTGGAGGCGCCGGTGACGGGTGCTCACTACGTCGCGCACATCGACGCGGCGTTCAAGCAGGACTTCTTCCCGTTGGGGATTGGTCGGCTGGACGGAGAGAGCGTGGTGCTGTCGGCGCTGCGGATCTGGAAGCCGGAGCCGGAGCGGCCGCTGTCGGACGAGGATGTGGTCGCGGAGCAGGTGCCGATCCTTCGGGCGTACGGGGTTGACGCGGTGGTCGGTGACCAGTTCTGCGACATCCCTCTGAAGAATGAGTACGCGAAGCACGGGATTGGGTTCATCGAGCGGCCGGTGAACGAGGAGAACAAGCTCAAGGAATACCGGAATCTCCTCTCCGTGATGACGGCGCAGAAGATGAAGCTGCCGGATATGGAGGAGATCGCGCGTGACCTGACCGGCCTCCGGTGGAAGGGAAAGAAGATCGAGGCGGCGAAGCGGAAGGGCGCGCATGACGACGTTTCGGCGGTCTTGCGGCGCTTGGCGATGGACCTGCTGCCGATGATCAATTCGGTCAACTTCGCGGACCTGAATCGCGGTGCGGTGTTGGAGAATGCTGGCGGCTCAGGGTGGTTCGGGCAGGGAGAACCGCCGGAATCGTTCGAGGTGGACATCATGGGGACGGTGCTGTGAACATTCCGAAGCGCGACTGTCCGGTGACGATGGACGGCTACATGGCCGAGATCAAGGGATACGGCCGGCTGGTGGGCTCTAGTCGGGTTGACGACATCGTCCAGATGGTCGGAACGTTCGGGTTGAAGCCCGGATCTCCGCGAGTGCGGTACTATCGGCACGTCAAGTGGGCCGACGGTCGCGAGTGGACCGGGCGGGTTGACCCGCTGGAGACGGCGACCACTAGAACTCTGAGGCTCGTGTCATGACGCGGCAGCAGGCGGCGGCTAACGCGCGGCAGGGGAAGATTCAGAAGGCACAGAAGGCCGAGCGCCTCAACCGCGAGATTATGAATCTCCGGTCTCAGGTCGGCGTCGAGATGGGCCGCAGCGTCTTCGGCGGCTCCGGGATCAAGCTCAACCTGCACACGATTCAGGAGGAATACGTCCCCGAGCTGTTTACCCTGCACGGCCGCCTGCCGATTCTGGAGCGGATGGCGAACGATCCAGTCGTGCGGGGTCAGTTGAACGTCATCTCATCGGCGCTCATCTCCGGGGTGCGATGGAAGGTGGAGGGCGGCACCGCCGAGCAGCAGGATCTTCTCGCCGCGAACCTTCTGCGGGAAGGGGATCGCGCCCTATGGTGCCTGACCTCGTGGACGGAGCGGCTCTACGAGATGCTCGGGTGCCTGATCCACGGGTTCGCCATGTTCGGCAAGCGCGTTGTGCCGGTGAACGGGCGCCAGATATACGCCGAGATCAAGTGGCTCCACCCGCGCAGTCTTGAGCAGGGGAACGCCTGGGTCATCGACGGGTCAGACAATCTCATAGGCGTCAACCGTTCGTTCATGGACGGCACCGGGCGTCAGGTGCGGGAGTTCCGTCCGGCCGGCGATCTGTTCATCGTTCCGTGGGACCGCCGCGGCCCGAACTTCGAGGGCAATGCCTTCATCCGGCCGATGTATAAGCCGTGGAAGATGCGCGAGCTCGCCGAGAAGATCGACCTCATCGACCTCCAGAACCGCGGCGTCGGCATCCCCATCGCCAAGCTGGCGTCAACGGGCGGGACGAAGGAGCGAGACCAGCTCGTCTCCATCCTCAAGCATCTCCGGTATGGGTCCAAGGAACTCGCGTTCATCGTCATTGGCAATGAGGAGGAGGTCAAGTTCCTGACGACTGACGGGAACGTCCGTGAGGCGCAGACGATCCTTGACGGCAAGGCCGCTGACGTGGCGCGGGTCGGCATCACGCAATATCTGGAGAGCGGAAACACCCAGAGCGGAAGCCGGGCGGCGTCATCGAGCATGTCCACCGGGGCGTTCATTCACGCCGACTCGATCCGGATTCGGCTGGAGGACGCGATCAACTTCGGCGTCGGTTCGCTGCCGGGGCTTTCCGAGGAATTGCAGGATCTCAACTTCCCGAACATCAAGGAGTATGCGCGCATCACCGGGTCGCGCATCTCCCCGACCGAGCAGCTCGACAACATCCCGCTGATCGGTGACATGGTGCAGAAGCAGGTCATCCCTCCGAACATGAAGCTGGCGAACGAGGTGCTCAAGCGGCTTGGCTACCCGGTGATGAACGAAGCCGAGTGGGCCGAGGCGCGCAAGTCGCTCACGCCTAGCATCGGAGGGCGTCCGGACGGCGCGGGGACGGATCAGGAAGGGCGGGACGATGAGAACTCGCGGCGGTTCGGCTTGCTGGAGGAAAAAAAAACTCCAGACGCCGGGAACCGACCGACGAGGAGGCCCGCGTCCTGGCCCTGGATGAAATCGACTCCGGGCTCGACGCCTTCGCGGCCGACTACGCCCGCATCCTGACCGATCATGCGGACGCCCAGATCCGGAAAATCGGACGCGCCGTTGCACAGGGTATTGACATCCGGGACGTTCTGGCCCCAACATCTCGCGTTATCGGCTCCGGCCGGGCGGCTCGACAGCGCCTCATCGGGGCCTTGAAGGGCGTCCGGGACTTCGGGCGCGAGCAGGTGCAGGACGAACTCAAGCGTTAACCGTCGTCGGGGCATCGAACCCCGCCGGCTTCCGGGACGCGAACAAAGGGCCTGACGGGGCCGTCACCTCGTTAGGCCCTTTTTTCGTGGCCTGCGCGAGTCGGCGGCAGAGTGGCACAAGCCCCACCCAAGGGACCGAAAGCCTCCATCGTCACCGAGGAGGCGATCCGCGTTCGCGCTTCCATCGATCTCGCCGAGATAGTCTCCCGCCTCCAGAACGAAGCCGCCCGCCTCATCGCGGACTATTCGCAGCGCGGTCTGACCGGGCCGGCATTAGCGAACGCCGTCACCTCGGACCTGGAGGCGATGTTCGGGACTTCGCTTGAGCGCACCGGCCGCGAGGCCACGCACGAGGCATTCGCGCTCGGCCGGAACCTCGAGGCGCAGTCACAGGCCGACAGCATCGGCGGCGTCGTGCGCTCGGCCATTCTCGATGAGAACTCCTGCCCTCCGTGCGTTGGGCTAGACGGCCAGACCTACACGTTCAACAGCGCCGACTATTTCAACGACATGCCCCCGAACCACTGCGACGGCGGCGAGCAGTGTCGGTGCCTCTACATCTACCGGAGCGCCGCGTGATGGAGCCGGTCCTCGTCAAGGAGATCGTCGTCGCCCACGCCGGGATGAACTTCAAGAACGGCGCGCAGGAGTTCGACCTCACCACCGAAGACATGGACGCGATGGTGACGAACTTCGCGGCTCTCAAGCGTCAGGTGCCGGTCCTGTTCCGTGGCCCGCACCTCATGGGGCCTGAGCGAGCCGACCGGCCGGCTGACGGGTGGGTGGAGGACATCTACCGCAAGGGGATGGACCTGATCGCCCGCGTCAAGCTCATGGGTGAGGCCGCCGCCGCCGTTCTTGCGGACACCTTCCGCGGGGCGAGCATCGGCGCCTTCAGCGGTCGGGACCTCCACGGCAAGCCGGTCGGGTGGGTGCTGGATCACCTGCTCATCACGAACACCCCGTTCTTTTCGGACCTCAACATCGCGGCGCAGCGGAACAAGGGCGGCGAAGCCGTGATCTACCTCACAGCCCAAAAGGAGGCCGCGATGAGCGAGCCGAACACCGAGCAGATCCTCGCCAAGGCCGAGGCCGATCACGAGGCCGCGATCAAGGCGAAGGACAACGAGGTCGTGCAGCTCAAGGCCGAGATCCTCAGTCTTCGAGAGCAGCTCGACAACGTGACGAAGGACCCCGAGAAGGACGAGGCGCTCACCCGCCTTGCCCTCACGGAGCGGAAGCTGGAGGCGATGGACATCCGCGAGTTGGTGTTCAACGGTCTCCAGCGCGGCACCCTCAAGGCCGCGTGGTGCAGCAACTACAACAAGGGAGGCCACGAAGGGACGCTCTCGTGGTTCAAGGCGTCCCGCTTCGGGGGCGACCTCAAGCTCCTCAAGTACCAGGTGGAGCAGACCGATCCGGTGGTGCGCCTCAACCAGACGTTCGCGTCCGGCGCTCCGGCGGAGGGCCCGGTAGCGCAGCTTTCGTCCGAGGACAAGGACTGGCTCCGGTCTCGCGGGATCGACCCGGAGAAGGTGACTGTCGCCGCCAAGGCCCGCGACCTCGGCGAATACCGGCGTCTCAAGGCCGCCGCGAAGGGGAACTGACATGGCCGCTCTTGCAGACAATGCCGTCGTCGTCTACGACCCGGCGCGCAATCCGATCAAGCGCCAGTGGAAGACCGGCGCTATCACCGACGAGTTCTACCGGGGCGCTCTTGTGACCTGCGCCGCCGGAACCGGGCTCGCCGTCGTCACCTCTGTCGATGCCTCGGAGTTCGTCGGCGTCTGTGACCAGCGCAGGTCGTTCACCGGCACCGCCGGGAACGTCTGGGTCATCTTGGACGCGATCATGTGGTTCGCCACGACTTACGCGGCGGACGCGAACGTGGCGAACACCGGATATGCGGCCTGCACCGCCGCCTCCGACAACCCGGCCGACATCATCCAGCTCGCGGCCGGGACCACCGGGCAGATCGGAACCCTCGTTCAGCCCGACGTGACCGGGACATCCGGTTGGTTCGACATCGGCATCGGGGCGCGCAGTCCCCGCGGCACCAACGCCTAGGAGACGACGATGGGATTCCCGATCAACTCAGAGGTTTACTCGGCGATCAAGCACGGGATCGCCGACTCGTTCTACGGAACCATCCTCGCCGAGGAGCCGGACTACACCTACGGCAAGCTCTGCAAGCCGGTCGATCAGGATGACCTCACCGCGACCTATACGGCGTGGGGTGGGGCTCCCGAGCCGCGGCAGCTTTCGACTGCCCTGAACGGGAGTGGCACCGGAGGCGGACGGCAGGCCAAGCAGCTCATGGACTACAAGGTCACCGGGAGCGTCGTGGAGTGGGAGCAGACCATCGAGATCCCGCGAAGCGTCGTGGAAACACAGCCCGGGCTCGCCGCCGAGAAGGCGGCCGAACTGGCACGCAAGGCGCTTCTGTTCATGGATCGCCGTTTCGTCGGCACCATCCTCGACGCTGCCACCCTCGGATACGACGGTGACGCGCTCTACAGCACAACGCACACCGAGAGCGGCACGGCGCAGGACAACGCCGACACCAGCGCGGCGGCCACCGGCACCAAGCCGACGGTTGCCGAACTGGAGGCGCAGCTCGACCTGAACGTTGCGCTTCTGCGCCTGTTCACCGACGACGCCTTGACTCCGGTCAACGCGACGGTCAAGCAGTACCTGATGCTCATCCCGGTCGAGTTCGAGCCGCTCTACAACATCTCGCTCGGGACCTCCAACATGGCGCACCCCGGACTCGATGTCTCGGGCGCGACCGGACGGTTCAAGGGGATGTTCGAGATCGTCTCATCTCCGTTCGTTCCGGCCACCCGGCACTACATCTTCTGCAAGCGCCCAGGCTACTACCCGGTCGCGCTGCTCAAGAACAAGGACTGGGAGGTCGTGGACAACATCAACACGGACTCCGACGCCTGGAGGCTCAACCAGACGGCCCTGATCCACTCCTACGCTCGCTTCGAGTTTATCCCGTGGGACTGGAAGGGGACCATCCGTCAGGTCTGGTCGTAAGCCACGCGGGGCGGGGGTCCGCATCGGGGCTCCCGCCCCTTTCCATCCCGAGGCGACATGCCGACGATCAACCTCCCCGTGCAGGCCAACGGTGAACTTGCCGGATGGTCTTCCATCGTCGGGGGAACGTTCGGCTACGACGCCATCGACGAGTCGAACGACTCCGATGACGACGGCGACACCTCCTACATCGTCCTGCCGCGGCAAATCGGGACGGCCGGGATCATGTCGTTCCGCTTCTTCGACGGGTCGGAGAACCTCATCCCGACGAGCGTCACGATTCGCACGTCGATCAAGCTCAACTCCGGGAACCCCGAGGTCGAGGTCGGGTTCTACCGTGGCGGCGCGACGGCCTTCTCGATGACCACCGTCATCCCCGGCGCGCAGTACGACGACGAGGAAACGACGTTCTCCACCAACCCGTTCAACGCCTCCGCGTGGGCGGCGGATGACCTGCTCCCGATGCAGCCGTGCCTCCGGATGCTCAGCGGCGCCATCGGCACCGCGCGGGTCTCTCTCATCAGCGTCGAGCTGTCGTACCGGGCCGCGCTTCTGAGCCGCGCCCACTCGGTCAGCGAGGACTACGGGGTGATGACGGCATGAGCCAGTTCGTCATCGGAGAGACGATCCGCCGGCTGTGGACGGTGCTGGACGGGAACGGCGCCGCCGTCACCGGCATCACTGCGCCCGCCGACGTGACCCTGACGCTGCACCTGAACACCGGCTCCGGGTTCGCCGCGGCATCCGAGGCGGTCACGCTTCCGGAGATCGGCGTCACCGGGTCGTACAACGTGACGGTCACTCCGCTCACGGCAGGGCAGTACCACCTGGTGCTGTACGAGCTCGGTGGGGACGCTCCGCTCGGCCGGCGCATGGAGTGGGACTTCGACGTTGTGACTGCCGGGTCGGTGTTCGTGCCGTCCCTGTCCAATGCTTTCTGCTCCGAGTCGGACATCGAGCGATGGATGCAGCAGAGCATCACAAGCGCTACGGCCCCGTCCAGTACCGAGGCGGCCGGGTTCGCGGAGACGCGGGCCGCGATCCTCATGTCGATCTGTACGCGGTACGGCTTTGAGGTCACGCCGGTTACGGTGGTCAGCGGCTCGCGCTTGCAGGACATGCTGCGCGAGGCGAACGCCATCGGGGCGGCGTGGGATTGCGTCATGGCGGCGTCCTTCTCGTCGCGTGGCGGGTCGTTGGCCGGCAAGGCGGAATGGTTGCAGGCGCTCTGGACCTCCTATGTCGGCGGCACCGGAGAGTTTGGGCAGGTTGGCGCCGGCCTCATCGAGCAGGAGATTCGCGGCTCTCTGGCGTCCCTGTCAACCGACCACATCCTGAGCGGCGACACGACGGCGCCCACCGTCACGACGGCGCCGGTCTCTCTCGGCATCGTGACCTCCATGTCGGACCTCTACTGATGGTCAGGATGACGCCCAACAAGCGGGAACTCGAGCGGCTCCGGAAGCGTACCGCGGCACTCCTGATCTCCGACCGCGAGAGGCAGGGTCCGATCCTCGTGGCGCTGGACCGTGTTCATTCTCAGCAGGCTCGCCGCGCATTCACGACAGAGGGCGTGTCCACCGGCTCGGCATGGAAGCCGCTCTCTAAGGGCTACGCCGCATGGAAGCGCAGGGTCAAGCCGGGCCGCCGCATCCTGGTATTCAGCGGTGACATGCGCGACCGATTCACGCTGCCGGCGAGCGCCAATCACATCCGCGAGTGGGTTCGGCCGTGGACCTATCTGTTCGGCGTCGCCTCCACGAAGGCGTGGCGCCACGAGACCGGGACCGGCGAAGGCAAGCAGGTGCTCCCTAGGCGGAGCGTCCTTGCAAAGACCGCCGCAGACCTCAAGCAGTTCACCGAGGCTTTCGCCTCGTATTACATCAAGCGGACTCGTCAGGTGCTACGGCATCTGTAGGTCTGCGCCGGACGTGTGATGGCGATCAAGGGCGCGGAGTACGCCGTGACTCGGATTGTCGCAACGCTCCAACTCTATCTACCGACAGAGCTGGACCTGATCGACGCCGAGATGGCAGACACGATCACCCTCGCGGACGTGGATAACGCCGCGTACTACGAGTACGAGAACCCGTCCGCCGAGATGGAGCATGTCCTGTATATCAACGTCAACGCAGACGACAGCGAGGCGCTCATCACGGACACCATCACGAACTCGCCGGGGCGCATGGTTGACGAGCATTCCGTCGCGGTCTCCGTCACGCTCAAGGACTCCGGCAACGAGAATCCGACGCTCACCAAGCGCCGCGTGATGCGCTACGCCCGCGCCATCTGCCGCGTCCTGACCGTCAAGTACCCGACCCTGACGGAGACCGTCACGCGAGTCCACCGCATCGGCGCGAACCCCATGACCTACCGCCTCAACCCGGAGCAGGGGGAGGGGCAATTCATCCTCTCGGCCGTCGTGCCGTTGAAGGTGGTGACGCATGAAAGCCTCTGACCCCAAGCCGGCGGCGCGCAACCGACCGGAGCCTATCCAGATTTCCGATCCCGCAGAAGCGCGGGCGAACCGCTCGTACATCATCACCCCACCGGCGCCGCCGAAGGTGAAGAAGCACCAGGAGGCCACAGATGGCGAAGCCGTATAGGCTCAACGAGGCGCAAGTCTGTTGCGAGGCCGAGGCCGTCCCCGGAACCGCCGAGACCCCGGCCGCTGCCGACATGGTGCTGGTCGAGAACTTCAAGTTCACACCGACCTACGGCAACGCCCCGAACAAC